TATGAGATGACCTCCTGGCTTTAATACTCTCAAACATTCTTCCCATACTTCAGTTCTAAATGCTATATCTCCCCCGTCCCATTCTTTACCCATAAAACCTTTTGATGCTCTTGCGTATGCTCCATCAGTTCCAAATTGTGCTGGTGCTGAACCATCTTTACCAAATCTTTTAACTATTGATGTTAGGTGATATGGTGGGTCTGTGATTACACTATCAATTGAATTATCAGGTAATGTTTTGAGGACTTCCAAACAATCCCCCAATCTTAAATCTATATTCATTTCTGTCTTCTTGCTGATTGTTTATGATATGTTGATTTGGAGTTATGCTTGTTATATGACTTTACAGCCTTACCACCTTTTCTTTTTCCAAAGGTTATCTTCCTAATGTTTTGTGAAGCTTTACTCCTTGCCATCAGGTTGGATTATTTCAATTTGAATTGATTTGTTATCATTCAATTTATCTCCTTGAGTTGTTACGTCAATTTGCTTTTCGTCTTTCCAATTATCACGGAATTTGTTTTTGACGATTTGCAACCACAATCTTTGGTTGAATTTGTTTGATTGACCTGATTCAACTGCTTCGTGGGCTCTTTCGTACCACCACTGCTCACAGAGTTTATTATATTCTTTGATTGCGTCTGCATATACTACATTGCGTTTGATTAATTCATAGTGGGTATCATAACTGATTCCAAGTTTAATTAGGAAATCTGTAACATGTTTTCCATTTGTACCTGATTCAATAATGATTTTATACCACTCAGGGTCAATATAAGTTTCAACCCTTGGTCTACCAATTGGTCTTTTTGGCTTCTGATTATTTTCGTTTAACATAAATTTGTTTTTTATATGATTGGACTTGTTCCATTATTTTTAATAATTCATCTTTTGATGGTTGTCCTTTTGAGTTGGGATAGATTTTCCAATATGCTGAATATAGTTCAACCCAATCTTCATCTTGGATATCTTCAAATCTTTTATCCTTAACCAAATTCCATGCGTCAATTCCAAGCTGCACATAACTTGGGACTTGTAGGTTATTGATTACTTGTTTCTTTCCACGACAATTGCAACCCATTTAATTATCCTTTTCTTGTAATTCCATAAAGATTTGTGCTAGTCTATAAAAGATTTCTGCTCTTTCAAAGTTTTCTGTTTCTGATGCATGTCTTTCTTCTAACAACAATTTTGTTATCAAATCATTTGTTGTAAACTCAAATAATTCTCTTGTTCTTTTTGATATAAATTTCTTTGAATAAAATTGTGCCAACTCAATAATACATTCGTTCTGTTGCTCTTCATTCAGTTCAAAGAATTTATTAACAGGATAATTCCAATCCATCTTAATCAATTATAATAATAAATATTTCCAATATAAATAAAAAAAACCCCACTTAATGTGGGGTTATGAGCAAGGGAAAAAAAAATGCAAGAATATATAAAATGGGTATTAGAATCAGAAACCCTTACTCAGTAGATTTGATTTTCATTTTCGGCTTTAATCCATCAATTTTCTTTTCAAGAGAAAAAATTGTTTTCTCTTGTTCATTAACCTTGGATATCAAATGTTCAATCTCACTTCTGAGTGAGCTAATCACATCTTGATAAATTGTAATCTGTTGTTGGAGATTATTCAAGGATTGGCTAATTAAATCTTTTTTATTTTTCTGCCAACCATACACAAATCCTGAAACAGCTGTAACTGTTGATACAATGGTGGTTATGAGCATATCATTCATTCTCGGTAATTTACAAAGATAAATATGCTATAACTTTAATAAATTGAATTGATTTTAAGACATTTTAAGACCCTCAAATCCTTGGATAGTATTATCCTCGCTTTTGAGTTTTTCTTGTCTTATTTCTTCTCTAATGAGTTTGTGAAGGTTCTTTAACCACTTATTATGCAATTCAACTCTATTAAGTGATAATAAAGTAGAGCTTGCTCCCTTTTGCCATTCTTGCATTTTAATTAATATTTGATTCAAGTACAATTTTAACAGCTTCTTCTCTACTATAACCTTGAGCTTTTAATTCAAAAACCTTTTCCATTTGTAAATGAGTTAAAGTTAAAGGTTTTTCTTTTTTCTTTTGAACTCTATTCTGCATAAGTTCCTTAACTCTTTTATTTCTTTGAATTTCGGATATAGGTATAACTTTCATTTCTTTTTATTTAATTGCTTAATAAATTGTTCTGATATTACTTTTGAGTTATAAACTAAGCCTCCACTTGTTTTAAGATAAGAAATATGCTTTCCCAAAATACTAGACTTTATATTAACATCTCTTTTTGTAATTAAATAATCCTTTTCCCCTTCAATTAAAATTGAATAAACATTAACAGTAATTTTTCTGTTACCATATTGCTCTTCAACAATATCCCTTAAATTCATTTCCAATACCTTTCCTACATTTTTTTTCATATTACAAACCTAAATAAAAGTTTTTATAATATCAAATTCGCACACCTATTTCTCTCTTGTTTTCTAAACACACTCAACGAGCTTCCTTAAACCAGATTCCGCTACCAATGTAGTTTCCCCCCTTATTCAAGTTATACTCTTCAAGCTTTTTTGTAGCAGGTATGCCTCAATTCCTATTTGGATTTACTCCACCTGTAAGACCCCTACTCTCGTTCCGTGCCGATTATACCCTTGGGGCGATAGTCTTCCTTTTTCTGTCGTCAGACCTACATATAATAAATATCAAAAAAAAATTCTTTGTAAATAACTATTGAAAAAATATTTACAAATATGTATTTATTTATAAAATAATAATATTTATTATTATGTTGAAAGAATTGTTAAACAGAAGGATATGGGACAAAGAACAAGGGGTGAGTTACTTTTGTACCATATGCGGACAATATAGACCTGAAAAGGATTTCTATACAGATAAGAAAACAACTTGGGGAAAACAAACAAAGTGCAAGAGGCACTTTACCAAAAGGGATAAAGATGAAGACAAGGACAATGCACATCTTAAATTCACAAGGCTCAACGAATCTGATTTCGTTGGAGCAAGGTTATTACTTCAAAAACTTGGGTACGACACAAGTAAATCCGTGTCGGAACAATTTAATAAAAAACATAAAATAAAGTAAAATGCAAGATTTAATCACAACAAAGGATTTTGAACTATTAACATTTATCGTGGAAGGTGGAGGGGTTGATGTTCGTATGGCTGCAAGTTCAGTCAACCAAAATAAAAACTTTTATATGAGAGTTAGAAAACTTGAGAACATGTGTCTATTCAACGTCAAACGATTGGAAGGAGGAGCATCTTTTTTTAGTCTAACTTCAAAAGGAAAACAAGTATTCCAAGAAATAAAAAATACTTATATAGAGACAAGTAAAACTTGTTAGAGTTTGCCATAACTCTTGTTTTATTTATTTCCCTCCTTGGTATTTATCAGGGAGGGTTTTTTATGAGCGTAGGCAGACAGAACGATATTATCAGAGCAAAGAATTTACTTAAATCATTGGGTTATACACTTGATGGAGAAATTGACGTACATACCCAATTTATGATAAAATACAAAAGTGAATTTGAAAAGAACCCAACCACAAGGAAAAGGGGACCTTACAGAAAACATACAAAAAAAAGAAGAAAAAAAAATTCCAATGAAATTTGACTGGTAATTTAAAATGTTATACCTTTATAAAAAAAAGATATGAACAAGAATTACGAAACAAAACCATTGGGCTTTGATAGAACACAACTATTCAAAGAAGCTGTACAACCCATCGTTGACCGAGAAGCAGCAATGAAAACCGCACTACAATTTATGGCTGCTCATAACCTTCAATGGTCAATGAGAGACTTAATGTTGCTAAACAAAAGAATCCTTCAATGGTTTCAAAATGGTGATGAACATTGGGTTGATAACATGGATGTTTACTTTGGACTTAAAAGAGACGAAAAGTTACAAGAGCTGTTGAAAGACTGCAAAAATATTGAAGTATTCTAAGACGTGGGGTCTTATATGTGTGGTCAAGGGGGATAGAAATATCCCCCATTTTTTTTTAAAATAATTTTTGTGATATGAAAATAAGTTGTATCTTAGCAATTCATCATTAAAAAATAAAAACAATGAAAATTAATTTAGCATCTCAAATGAAATCAAGATTGATTGAATTTTTGGAAGACCAAATTGAAAGAGGTCGTATGGATATAGGACAATATATGTCTGTTGAAGATTTATTGATGGACGATGATGGGTATTCTGATTGGTTAAACCGAAATTGGTGGATTATCAAGGAATATAATATGTTGTATGTTCGTGATTTTATGACTTGGTCATACCTATTAGATACTGAAGCATCAACCCCTTTAGAGTTAGAATATTATTTTGATGGTTCAATTTAATTCCATATCTTAGCAATTCAAATTTAAAAACAAACACACAATGAACAACTCACTTAATCCTCACAACAAAATTGGTATCCCAATTGTATTCAACAAAAAAGAAATGATGAAACTTTTTGAGAATGAAAATTTCCAATTGTTGGTGGTTTGGTTGGAGAGTTCACTTCGTAAATCTAACATGATTATATCTGACCAATTCTATCACCCGTCATTTACAAGGCGTGAGCGTGAGCTTATTGAAGCTATAATCTATTCATGTTATGATGTTGTTAAAACAATTGTACCGCTCGGAAAAAATGGTGTTGTTATCAGTTGTTCTAAACCACTTACAATGACTAAATTACCAGGTTTTGTAGAATCAAATTAAATCCTTATCTTTACAACTCACAATTAAAAATAAATACACATGAAATCTTATTCTTCTCTCACAGCTTTCGCAAAGAATCGTAACACAAAAATTGATGAGAATTATTACTCACCTTTCTATAAAGGGTTTTGGGAAAATTGTATTATCGGTGGAATACCTTGTATTGCTTATGTTGTTTTCTTTAACAAAGAAGGTAAAGAAATGTCTCCCAAAGATTCATTTGTTCCATTACCAACAAGGGTAGAATACTTTTTCAGGTTTGACCCCTGCACAAATGTGGAAACTGATAAGTACAACAAGATATGTGAAAAATATGGTAACCCTGAATGGATTACTTTAAGTTAAGATTGAGCTGGAAAAGCACCTGTAATTGTACTCGGAACGGGACCATACCAAGCGTTATAAAACTTGGTTGGTTTCATTGCAATTGACCTACGATTTGCTGAACCTCTTTCAGGTAGAATCTTTCCAATATCAACAACGTTGTATTTGGGATATAGGTTAGCTTTGGCACATAACCATCTTCTCATGTTTTGGTCATAGAATTCAGCTGTGGACCTTGCATTGTCTTTAAGATACTTGAATGTTCTAATATCAATGTTTGACCCTTGTTCATTTCTATTCTGAACCAAACCCACATTTATCCACTTAACAAAGAAATTATCAAGACCATGATAATAAGCCCACTGAGTTGTTGCAGGAACGATGTATTTGTCCAATAGATATTTGTTATCAACAGTCAAAGTACCAGCTGAAACTTGTAGTTGGATTTCTTCAAAAAGAGGTTGTCCCAAAGTTTCTTGAATGTTAATATTTTGACTTGTAAGTATGCAAAATCTGAGCTCACCACTATCAACATTTTCGTTAATTGAGGTATTGGTTTTTAAATATTCCTCTGAAATAAAAAATACATCACTTATCATATAACTGTGTTTTGTTCAATTTTTAGGTCAACCACTTCAGTTGGGTTAACAAGTTCAACCAATGGTTTTAATTCTCTCAATAAGAAATTTTGTACAGGCATAATTGATGTCTTCATAAATAGTTTGTGAGCTACTTCAAGAAGGTCTGCACTAGAATTAAATCCTGTTGGTGAAGGAAGACCAATTAAAGACCCATCAGGGATTTTATGACCTGATAATATCTGTCTTTGAATCAACTCAAATATTTCTGAGTAAGCTCCCTGCTGCATACCTGAAGATATCTGAGTGATTTCTGGCTTACCCAAATCACCATCTGAATACGATACGGTGATACGACCAGCGTTTGATGGTCCTGAGTAGCGATTTTCTATTTGTTTTAGAATATCTCTTTCTTCTTGTTCAGATTGTGGGAAACCATCAGAAAAATGCACCCAAAGACCAGGATATCCCCCATTTGTAATCAGTCCCAAATTGTGTACAGATATTGCGTGGTTAAGTCTAATATCATTTACAACACTCAGATACTGCGGAGCTCCATAAGCCCAATATGCAGGGTTTCTGTCTCTTATATGAACGATTTGACGATGGGTGTATATTTTCGGATTGAACTGATGAAATTCAATAACTCCACTTTTCTTAAAATTCAACCAATCACGACAGAAGAAATACTTTTCAACTTCCATTTCTGCGTTATCAGGTAAACCAACTCTCATATACTTTGAAGGAATATAATGAAGACCAGCAAGTCCTTCTGACCTCTGCTCTTTCCAAATAACTTCTATAAATAAATTTCCTGTTACCAAGTAGTCATAGACCATATCCTTGAATACATCATTCAAAGTTTCCTTTGTGGATATCTTATAATCAGTTACAAAACCTTGACCAACCACATTATCAATCTTTGAACGAATACATGCATTATGGATTGGTGAAAAATCCAATAGGTCATAGAGACCCATAACGAAGATATTGTCTTGTCCCCAACTAACCCAAGGCACACCACGCATTACACGCTCTTCAAATTTAACAAGGGTATCCAATTGGGCTGAAAAACCGATATTTTGTATTACTTTTTTCATCTTTTAATAAATATTAGATTAGTTTTGATATATGATAACGCTTTCTGTATTACCTGTGTAGTTATATCCTTCTATTGGAGAATCACTCTCAACAACAATCATTCCCTCATATACAACATCATAGGCTGTAGCAGGATTTAAATTGGTTGGGGAATATTGCTCATAGATTTTTAGATACCATTCCCCTGGTATCATATGAACGTTAGCTGAATTACCAGCACTTCCAATTAAAACCTCAGGTAAAGAATCGTCAATTGATATCAAAAATAAATCCTTTGATGGCTCATAACCTACAGCAAGTGATGGTTCACGATAAGGTATGAACCTTTTTGTTTGTTGTGATAACTTATGACGAACAGTCCATAAATAAGTAACAGCACCCACCAATGACTTGTTTCTTGAACAAGTAACCAGTGCTTGATTATTTAATGAACCTTGTTGTAAGTATATCATTTTTTAATTTTTAACAGCAATTGCTGGCATCAACGGTTAGATAAACGTTTGTTGTTCCAACATAGTTATGGGTATATGTACAACCAACTGTTGAACTTGGACAGTTTGAATTATCACCACCAATGCTACAACTCAGTAGAGTTAAAAACACAAGTGTATCTCCACTAACCAAACCTGAAATTGTTGCCATATAAGTACAACCAGTTGTTGGTGTTCCTATTGCATTGTATGCACCTCCATTCAAAGTATATCCCAATTCATCTGCTGTGTTTATGAACTTGGCATAGACGTATAGGTTATCACTTGGTGTACTTGGCGTTGGACTACTTGTTATACTCGGAGTTGGGGTAACATTTGGGGTGCCAGTTTGGGTAGGAGTTAAAGCAATTGTGCTGGTTTGGCTTGGTGTAATTGATGGTGTTGTGGTCGGGCTTGAGGTAACATTTGGTGTTGGTGAAGGAGAAACGTCTGGCGTTGGTGTGCAGGTTTGTGTCTGCGTGGGTGTTATCGTGGGTGTTGGAAGACCTTGGATATCTGTGATGATGAAGTTAACACACTCACCCTCAGAAACAATTTTAATATTCAGTGTTCCATCAGGAACAAGAGTAGTATAATAACCATATGTAAATGCAGAAGCAGGAACATCTTGTTCAAATGGCACAACATAGTTATCCACATCTGAATATAGATTGAATGGTCCAACAGCTGAACCCAAATTACTTAATGTTATTAAAACTGGTATTGGCATAATTTTATTATTAAGGTGTTGTTGCAGTTGGGGTTAAAGTCGGAGTAATTGTAACAGTATTGGATGGTGTTATCGTTGGTGTTATCGTAGGCGTGGCTGTCGGGCAGACCTCAGGATAGGATACATAAAATGTTGAATCGTCTAAACCAACATTTAGACCCCTTTGTGGATATTTTATATTACCTGTTAATTCAACCCCTGAAACAAAACCACCTGGTACTGTTGCTACATCCCAAATATAACCACTAGTAGATTTCATAGTTAAATATCTTATAATACTACTTGGACTTGCTATACTTTGAGCAAACAATGAATAATAGTAAGTTCCATCAAATCTACCATAAGGTATACCATAATTTCCTTCACTATCTGCTATATTGTAATTTTTTACTGCTAATTGATTAAAATAATAATTCAAACTTCCCCCTGTATAAGAATAAATCCTATCATAAGTTCCAGAATAACTAACATCAAGTGGACCACTTACATATTCTATTTCAACTTGTTCAGGACAAATTGGTTCTTGTGTTGAAGAAGGGGTTAAAGTTGGCGTCAAAGTTTGTGTCTGCGTTGTTGTTACACTTGGACT